TCCATGAACATTCCGTAGTCTTTCGGACTGATTACGGTTGATTTCTCATTCTTCCACATTCCGTAACCACGTCTGCCACACTCTTTGTTCTGCTGTTTGGTGTACTGAGTTGATATATCCTTGCTCATATCTACTCCTCTCTCAGTGGGAGTAATTTGTCTCCGAACCAATCTGCTGTCTGTCTAACCTCATAATGTTTCCAATTTGGTTTATCCGAAATGCTCTTTGCAATGATTTCTCCGTAGCCATCATTCTCTTTAATGGCAACCTCGCATTGAACAATTCCCACTCGCAACAGCCATTTGCTACCGATAGGGTACTTTTCAATCAGTTCCTTGTCCGGCTCTGGTATTCCTTTGAATGGGATGCCTTACTGCTCCTTGTCTGCCGCCAAATCATCAATGTATTTTGCCGCCCACACCTTACGGCAGTTGTTTCCACCATGTAGAGCAATCATTTCCGGCAGATTGTCATTGACTGCATCAAACTCCAATCCTTGCTGTCTGCACCACTCCACAGCCTCTTGTAACTTTTCTCCCTCTCTGCAAGTCCACAGAATGAGTTTTACGCCCTCTTTTCTACTCTTTATGAGGTAATTTATTAGTTTCGTATTCGGACTGCCTATTCCGGGCCATACGCTCTCACAGAGAGTTCCATCAAAGTCCACCGCCCATATTTCTATTCTCTTGCTCATGCCGCCTCCTAATCTGTGTAAATCACAATGTATTTGCCCTCGGTTCTGTAACCAAAACAAAGGTTTCCACCGTCACATATAAGTGCCAATTCGTCCGAGGAGAGATTTGGTGTATTCTTGCAGATTTCATACCTCTTGTTGGCATAGCCGTAACCGGAAAATCTGATAATCACATCAAACTCTTTCTCCTTTTCCTCTCCCTGAGGAATTAAATCAATAGATACTTTGTGCTTTTCTCTGAGTTCCTTGTGTATCAGAGTATTCATATCTCTTTTCTGCTCCCAATCGTCCTGAAAGGCCCATTGAGAATATATCTGTTTCTTTATCTCAGCCACTATTTACTTGTCCTTTCTATCCCAAAATCGAATATGGATAACTGTGCTTTCTCCGACTCCAATCTCTCATTCGACTGCTTATAATAGTCTGCATCCAACTCAAATCCAACATATTCAAATCCCATTCTGTGACAGGCTATGAGACTGCTGCCACTACCTACATGGGTATCTAAAATTAAATCTCCTGGTTTTGCGTAGTTCTGCAAAATCCATTCATAGACCGCTACCGGCTTTTGACACGGATGGATTCTCTTTTCATTCAGTTTCTTATTACCTTGTTGAACAGTTCCCTCGAAAATGGATTTCCCTTGAAACATACCTCGCCACATGAACCGAACAATATCCACACGGTTATTTAAGGAGCAGTAGGCAATCTCCGCGCCGGATTGGTCTGAACCGTCATTGCATTTATCCCATACGATTCGCCCCCCCCGCAGAGGAAAATCGAAGTAGTTACACCCAAAGATAATTTGGTTCTTCGATACCCTTATGAGTTCCTTAAAATACTCCGGACCGGGAGTTTCGTTATCCCAATCCTTTTTCTCATAATCTCCACCCGGCACATAAGTCTTACTGCCGTTTTTCTGTGTGACATATCCGTTTCGATTCTTGCCTCCATGCTCTTTTAAGCCATACGGCGGGTCCACAACAGCCAAATCGAAATACTTATCAGGAAATTGCCTCATGCCATCCATACAGTCCATATTGAGATAACTATTTGGTGTTATTGTCTGCATGATTCTCTCCTACAAATAACAAAATCTATATCCGTCTATGGATTCCAATTCTCCGCGGCAGACACGCCCAACTGAGTTCCGTGGCAACCCAAATACTCTCTCAACCTCGCTGCATGAGGAGTATATTTCTTCATCATCCCCTATACAGAGAACCATTCGTCTCTTGCCCGGTATGTTGTGGCGGTTGTAGCATTGAGTCCGCTTATCCGCCCACCTGAGGTTATAAATGCTGTTGTCAAACCTCTCCATGTTGTTTATGTGGTCTGCCGTGTCAAATTCTTCCCTCTGCTCCGGCAGAAAAGTTTGTAACACTATCTGATGCCGTTTGAACCTAACCTGTCTCTGTTCCGTATCTGTGAACATACTCGAAATATCGAACTTATCTCCATAAGACAGATTGCAAATTATTCCGTCTCTACAAAGCCGCCCAAGGCTTGATACATAGCAATCTATATCAAAATCATGGGTGCTTTTTACATTCATGTGCTTGTCATACTTAACCAGATGTGTTACTCTTTTCCATTCTTCCTCGTAGGAATGTTTCTGTTGGATATAAGGGAAAATGTCTGCCTCTCTCATAATCTGAGCATGAGTAAATCTTCATTGTCAGCCGGTTCGCATCTATCCAACCATTTAAGTTTACGAACCACATCCCATGTACTCATGCGGATATTTGACAAATCGTATCTGTCATAGACTCTTTCATCAATGAACAGTCGCATATCTAAAGGCTCTCCGTACAAATTCTCACTCATGTACTTTAAGCTGCGAATATCATTGTCTGTGGCCTCTGCGTGGAGTGTGACTGTGATTCCATCCAATAAATCAAGGACTTTCTCGTGTTCATCCAATGTGAGATTTGCTGTGTGGAGGTAAATGCTCTGATTTCTGTTCTGTTTGCGAAGTTTCTTGATAAGCTGCACCAAGAATTTATCTCCCATTAACAAAGGCTCTCCGCCGGTCAGAACCACTTCCTCATAATCCTTTAATCTCTCCAAGTTCACTTCCTGGATGCCGTCTAATCCGTTGGTATTGCAACACCCCGGACAACTTCTGTCACAAGCAAGTGTGACAATTACTCTTGCTGTCTGTTTCATGCCATGCCCTCCGTCTGCCCTAATGCAGTCATAACTTCCGTTTTGAAAGCCTTTGCCTTTTGCAGTTCTCTACCGATTCTGTTGTGGCAAACTTCAACCGGTAGCATATCTGCAATCAGTTCCAATTCTTCCTGAGACATTCCCTTAATAATACCTCTGTACTTTTCAACTTCCGGTGTACTCATGTTCTCATACCCTCCTTAAATCAATTTTCCGTTACAATGGTCTACTTCATGCTGTATAATTTCAGCCGTCAATCCGTGGAATGCGGACTTATGGCTCTTGAAATTCGCATCCATCCATACAAGCACAATGCTCTGGTGTCTCTTTACTTCTCGCATTCCGTCCAAGGACAAGCAGCCCTCCTCGGCTATGTAGGTTGATTTGCTTTTCTGCATGATTACCGGATTGATAAACGGAACATATTTGTTATCCATTTTCACAACGATAATTCTCTTGTCATAGCCAATCTGATTTGCTGTCAGTCCAAGGCATCCGTCAGAGTGTGCCTCGGCAGTATCAAGCAAATCCTCAATGATGTGCAAATCTGCCCTTGTCGCACTCTTTAACGGTTTCTGCAGGAACTCTATATCTTTTACAATCTCCTTTACCATGTCAGCCTCCTATATTTCATCCTCTTGCGGCATATCAAAAATGCCTAACTGTTGGTCTGCCACATACTCACAGAACAAATCCCTCGGATTGGTTTCGGACTGCTGTTCAAAGAGCAAATTCATGTTGTGGCAATCTAAGAGCATTTGCAGTGTTTCCTTGCATTTCTCCTCCGTGGAATATCTGCCAATCACAAACTCATTATCATTCACACGGGCAACAACCTTAAATCGTCCATCCCATTTATCTGAGACCCGATACATTGTTACTCTGTCATTATTCAGAACTATTGCTCCGTCTTGTGACTTAACTAACATTTTCCGCCTCCTAAAACTGTTTTCCGTGCTTATAAGGTCTGGTGCGGTTGAAATTGTGCTTTTCAACAATGGCAGCCTCTAAGTCAATTCCGTAGAAATCAGCCATATCAAAGCATCTAATCACAACATCTGCGAGTTCTGCCGGAACACCCTCAGGCTTTCCATCTTCACGATAATAGGTTTCCGTTGCCCCTCTGCCGTCTCTGAACTCCTCTAAAATTTCAGAAACCTCACTATGGATAAGTGCAACAAAGTCGGTGGGTTTTAAGTTATCGTCTCTAAAACCATGCTCCTTGTTGTTTTCTCCTACCTTTTTGATGAAATCGTTAATCTGCAACATTTTGTTGTCCTCCTTTAATATTTGATATTTAGATTTCCATGCTCATTTATCCAATCAATAATCTCTTTGAATCCCAAGCCGGTTCCATCCAGATAAAAACCGTGCTTTTCGATTTTGAATCGGATATTATCTTTGTTTTGCGCTACCCAACTCTCTATCTGCTCTTGTGAGCAGTGTTTCAGAGAAATTTCTTCTCCCTTAAAGTTGAATATTCGATATTTCCAATGACCTCCACGCATTATGTAGGCATACTGCCTTGGATGTGTTTCTTTCATCCTCTCGAATCTGCCCTCTCCTGGCTTTTCAAGGTGGCATCCGTAACCACAGAACATACATCCGGTCCTATCGCAACCGGTAGTTTTCAGTAATGGGCGTTCTTTCTCAAATATCCCCATGTCAGCAAAGGTCAGCTGCCCCTCCACTTGTCCTTGTCCGGCATAATCCGTAACTACTTCTCCGTAGACACTGCATATCGGCATTGTCGGAACACTGCAAATTGTGGCTCCGGTCTGTCTATTCACAATTTTGTTTCCGTAAACCATGCCATTGAAAGCAGTCTCAATCTCCTCGATTCTCCATTTGAGGATTTGGTCTTTGTACTCATGGATGAACAAGAGAACATCCTGCTCCGTCCAAAATGACATTGGATTGCTGATTGGCTTTTTCATGTCAAAACCATTGCAACCATTTTCAAGCCAATGTTGGGTACGCAATCTGCTTTCACTCGCCATTTGTGCTGTAATAGGCTTTCTGCCGGTTTTCTTGGAATAATCATTCATTGGTGCTTTCTTCATAACCTTGCAACACATGGATGAAATCTCAAAATCTGCATCAAGGAAGAATTTGTATCGTGACTTATCGTACATTCTTGATGTTTCGTCCGTTTCTACTCCCTTTTCCTTATGCTTTAATGTGCCGCAAAGAATTTTGTATCTGACCGGTTCGTTAGGGATATTCCCCTTTTTCAGCATTGTGTAAGCCTCGTTCTCTTTGTCTGCCCTCCGGTCTATGCCAAGTATGTCCGCCATCTGAGCGCAGTAAGGAACTCTGTCTGTCTGTCTGTCTGTCTGTCTGTCTGTCTGTCTGTCTGTCTGTCTGTCTGTCTGTCTGTCTGTCTGTCTGTCTGTCTGTCTGTCTGTCTGTCTGTCTGTCTGTCTGTCTGTCAAGATTGTATTTTTGGCGTTCCGCCTGTCAAGTTCTCTCATGTACTTTCTTGCATAATCCACAGTTTCAGATACTTCCTTGCTTATGAACGGATAACCATACTTTTCGATTACCTGTTTGAATGTCAATTTTGGTCTAACCCAATCCACATTGCCAAAGGACTTCACAAATGCTCTTATTTCCGGGTATTCAAGGCCCGTATCTGAAAAGACTGCCTTTATATCCCTATCTATCTGCCTTGCAAGATAAAGAAGAACTGTGCTGTCCTTACCGCCGGAAAAACTAACATAAACTCCATCAATGCCGTATTCTTCAATCCAACCCTTGATTCTCTGCTCCGTCATGCGGATTTTTGCAGACAAGGGTAGACTCTGCATTTGATAGAGGTCGTTTATCGTATGCTTTCCCATGCTTACTCCTTTCTCGTTTAGTCGGCTAAACTTTTTATTTAAAAATTTTTGTCTCTTTCTTTGTAGATATTTTCTTTTCCCGAGAACATTTGTCCCAAAATAGCCACCAACACATTGCAGACGATAGAATTGCCTGCCTGTTTGTAGAGCTGCGTATTACTGTTTACTTTCTCAGCCTTTTCAAAATCTTCGTCCGAAAAATCCATCAATCTCCAACATTCTCTCGGTGTCAATTTTCGGATTCTGTACTGAGTGCAAACTTTAGGGTTTGCATCCCCGTGTGTACCGGCTGTCAATGTTGCCATATTGCCATCCTCAGAATAAACTGAGCCGCATTGACTGTTCTCTGATGAAATCTGACCTACTTTACCCACTTCACTGCCTCCTTTCTCCTTGATAATCCCAAAAGTGCCGCAAGTTGTCGGAGAGGCATTTCCATGTGCCGTAATAGTTCCACAAGCCGGTCCGTCTAAAACTCGCTTATTGTAAACATCAACCACCGGCTCTGTGTGATGCACTTCCATTACTCTATTATTGTGCTTTGGCGAACTCCCATCTGTTGTCAATGCTCCGAATGTCTCGTGCCGTACTGTCATGTTCTGCTCGTCTATTGCTTTAACTTCTTGCAATTCTGTACCCTCCGTCATTTCAAAAAGCGTATTATCTTTAAGGACCGTTGTAATCGTATTTGATAAGCCATCCGTTCTGAGTTCTGCTGTAGTCATATTTCCACGGTGTTCATGGATTTGGTGGCTCTCATAGGCCTTTCGAATTTGCTTGCCATATTCGTTTCTGACTTGCTTTAATACCCATGTTTCTTTAATCATCCTCAGTCCTTATCTCCAAAACATAATTGTCTTTCTGAACGGAAGTAAGTGTATTGCATATTCCCTCAGAGTTTGGTTCTAATCTCTGCTCTACATGACTTCCTGCTGTTCTGTCGGAGGGATTATCAGGATTTCTACCTCGGCTCGCAACAATTATCTGCTCCAACACTCTTTTATCTCCACCTCCGTCTATGGTTCTGATTGTTCCACAGCATCCGTCTTGAAAGAATCTGATTCCCTCGTCACAACGCTGCTCACATACGATTTGATACTTAGCAGTACCCCCCCCGATAGGTTTTTTATCAGGAGGAATATTGCATAATCTTTCTGTCTGATTTTGCAATATTATCTTTCCTTTCTGTTGCCTCCACCAGAATCATTGGTTGCAAATTACCCCCCCCGATTGTATTTAGGCAAGGTGCAATGCCGCTAATTGCGTACACTCTGCCTTGATTGGGGTTATCCCTGTTTTTGGTGGGGCAGACATTTCCTAACCAAATAATTTCTGTCTGCATATCCTAAATTTCCTCAATTACATATTTGCAATGTTTATAGTCACTACTCAGTAGTGTAGGACTTATTTTGTTGTAGACTGCTTTGTTGTAGGGGTCATATATTCCACTAAAACCTTTGGCGGGTCCTTGTAGTCTGTCGCCCTTATCGCTTGACAAATACCCCCCCCGAAAGAACCCGGACTCTATCTTGACATTCCTTTTCAGGGTTCAAAGAGCCAATTACAATTATTCTGTCTGCCATGTTCCTTTATCCTCCACAACTACCAAAATGGCTGTTTTGAAACCCTCTGGCCTTGTTGTAATAGTAGGCGATACCCCCCCCGAATAACTTTCTGATTATAAGCATCTATAATATCTCCCGGCTCACAATCGTTATTATTCAGAGTTTCTATTGCTTGTCTGAAAAATCGTTCACTCATTTTTCTCTATTACTCCGTTCTGCGTGTCGAAACCAGTTCCAAACCCTTTATAATCCCTTGCCATTAAAGTTTTTGCACATGAGTTACCAACAGTCTCAATCCGGGTATAATTAAGTTTGGCGGTCAACAACGAGTGTTCCATCTGAGCGTAAGTTTGAGATTCCGGCATCGTATCTTGCCTTAATGCAGTTTGCGGTGTCTCTTGCCTTTGGCTGATTGATTGAGCCGTCAACGCAGGCCTGCTCTCTCTCTCTCTCTCTCTCTCTCAGGGATTGTATCTACGAAATCCATTTCGTCAATACTTTGTTTTGGAATATACATATTACTTTCTTCCGTTCCTGATTTGCCCTTGAAAGCGCGTTCCAACTGACCGCTACTTTTCAATTCTTCGATAAGCTGCTGTGCTTTTTCGGATTTGATATAATATTTTTCCTCAACATCCGGCTCTAAATAATCTTTCATGGTCTTATCAAGGGGTATTGGCTGTGGAAACTTATAATTGAAATCTCCGAGAATTGATACCATAAAGCATCTTTCTCTATTCTGTGCAACACCGTAATCCTTGGCATTAAGTACCTGCGTATAGCACTTATACCCTTTACTTTCAAGGAAATCACACCAACTATGGAAATCATCAATATTCTGCTCCGAAATGACCTGAGGCACATTCTCCATGAGAAGTATCTGCGGCAGATTTTCGGTTTCATTAAGAAGTCTCTCAACTTCCCACAGCAGACCGGAACGTGTGCCACTTCCCTTACTCATGCCTTTCATTTTTCCGGCTAATGATAAATCTTGGCAAGGGAATGAGTAAGTAAGTAAGTAAACGAACTTATCTGTATCGACAATTCCCAAATCAGAACCTTTTGCAGCCATGATATTAACCAGATTGTGAGTTGCCTTAATGTTGTTGTAGCACTCTCTACGCCACTGTTCTCCGTATGAGTTGCTTGCTATCTGCTTTCGTGAAAGAGGGTTCTTTCCGTCCACAGATATTCCCAAGTCTGAGAGAATGTCAATCAACTGCTCGTCCGTCAATTCTGCACTGTAGTCCGTATTATCATTTTCCATGTGAATTTGCTTATAGGATGCAGTCGCATGAGCCTCCCACTCGCATATAAGATAGTGTTCAAAAGGAACTCCTAATACCTTTAATGCCATTGCCTGACTGCCGACTCCGGCAAATAACTCTATCAATCGGACCGGTTTATCAACTTTGTAGGTTTCATACCATATATCAAATAATGAAATCTGGTCCATCAACTACAACCTCCTTTGTTTTGCTTTCTTCGATTCTTTACCATGCAATATCTCGCATAGTTGAGTTGCTTAAAATATTCATTATTCGGATTCGCCCACATTGCCGGGAGAGTTTTTAGCCTTGTTTCGTAACAATCAGGACACACCTTTTTATCTTTCATTACCTTGGCTTTCCCACATATATAGCAAATTCCGTAATTTGCTCTTTCGGAGCGCATTATGTCTTGTCTATGGTTATCTCTGTACCTTTTGAGATAAGCCTTGCATCTACTACAAATTCCACCGCTTTCCGTGGTGTGTTTGCCGCATCTGGTGCATAGACCCTTTTCTCTGCGTTCTTCGGCCAATTCTCGCTTTCTCAATTTATCTTTTTCTCTCTGCTCGTCAGTAGCCTTTTTCTCTGCATATCGGTCTTGGTCTGCTCCGAGACATTCTAAGCATAATTTTTTGTGCGGTTCTGCTTTATTCTTGCCACACCTCGTACATACACCGATTTTTCGTCTGTACTCCCTATTGTTTTTGCGATTCTCTGAATTTTTCTTAGCACATATAGGACACATTGATTTCTCTGGTGTGGGATTTTCTTTGCCGCATTTAGTACAAAGACCTTTTTCTCTCATTTCCTTGTACGATAACTTTCTCATTCTATTTCAGAGGTTCCCAGGATTATGTGCGCACACCCTTTCCTCCTACTTTTTTCTAATCTCCGTAGAGCCTATAATTGTACTCTCTGCCGACAATCTCAATCTGGTGTCCTCTCGCCATTTCGATTATCCTTGACATTGTTCCCTCGTCAAAATCCAACAGTTCATCCGTGGTCTTTTCTGTGGAAATTATCATAGGCAGATTTTTGAGGTATCTGTGATTGATAATCTCAAAGAGAATATTCACATCCGCCTCCGTGCTTTTGCCTTTCAGCAAATCGTCTATCATAAGCACCGGTGCGTTCTTGAATCGACTTATCGCCTGATTGTAATTGATTTCGTCCGTCACACACTGCTTAATCTTCGTTATTTCTTCTCGATACGGCATATACACCACACCGGTTTTGTGTTTATCCATGATTGCATTGCATATTGCTATGGATAAGTGAGTTTTGCCGGAACCAACCTGCCCTTGGTACAGCACTGAATTTCTTCGTGTATTCCTTATCTCCGGGAATTTTTTGCAGTAATCAATGCCTATGGCCTTTGCCTTTTTCAAAACATCCATGCCTCTGTCATTGAAATTCTTAAATCCTTTGCCCCGGAACTCCTCGGAAATTCCACTGCGTTCCATTCTCTGCCGTGCCAACATTAACTCTCTGCACTCACAATCCTTTGCGTATTGGTAGCCGTCTTTCTCGTACATAATCACGCCCACTCCTTTACAGATAGGGCATACTTCTTTTTGCTCCAATCAACTTCACTCTCCCTTAATCAAAATCAGAACTTTCGTCCACATCCACCGATACCTCTGCCGCCAATCTCTGACTGATGCCGGAGTGTTTCGGTTTGGCTGCCACACTGCGCTTTGCCTCATTGAGATAACTTTCAAAATGGGATGCGGCAAACAATGTTTCCGGTCTAAGGTATGCCTCCATTTTCTTATCTCCCATCCATTGAGAACTCTTTAAATCAATAACCAACATAAAATCCTCAATAGTTGCTCCCTCTTTAATCCTTGCATTGATTTTTGTCTGAGTAGACTTTGTAGTGCTTTGGTAGTGAGAGTTGGTTTTCTGATTGAGATAGTCAACAATGACCTTGTAAGGTGGTGGTGTCGGTGCTTGCCCGACAATATCTTTAATATTATCTTTATCTATCTCTTTCTCTAACTCTTTCTCTGTGTTACACTTTTGTTTCGCCTCGTTACCACTTGTTTCAGTGTAACAATCCTTGGATTTTTCAGTGTTTTCTGCACTTTCAGAGGTTTGCTGTTCTTCTTTTTTTCGATTTCGGTAGTCTCTTACCCTCTGAGCAGAGCCGGATTCTGACCCAATCATTTTCAAAGATTTTGGTAAAAACAGTGTTCCGTCACTTTCTGTAACCACAAGTTCCAAATCTGTAAAAATGTGTAACGCCTCTGTAACAAGTTGTAACGGAAAGTGTGATGTATCAGCCAACAATCCCTCATTGTACGGTTTTGTTTCCGAATATCGCAGCTTGCCCTCATGGTCTATGGACTCAGTAAGCATCCACACATAGAAAAGCATGAGCATTTTGCCGTATTCCTTGCCGTATTCTTCGTTTTCCTTTGCAAGAAGAATTTTTATGTAGTGCTTACCAAAGAAGTCTCTCGGAAGTTTGAGCCAATAATACTTTTTTTCTTTCTCACTCACTGAATATACCCTCCTCCAACTCCTCAATTTCCACTACAATCCTTGGATTGTTTGGACTGATTTCAAAATCATGTGTATACCCTCTAACCCACGCCTGATTATCGTTTTTCAGCACTCCACACTTCTGTAAGGCATCCTCAATTACCTTTGTGCCGAAACTTCCTACATTGGAGAAATCTCTGCGCATATCTGCCTCATAGAATGTGTAGTGTATTCGGACCGGCTTTCGTATTTGCAATCTCTTTAACTGATAACGAATAGCGTTAGAGGCAATCATTTGGTAATCTCGTTTCATTTTCGCCCCGTGCTGAGGACTTTTATTGCAAGCGGCAATATAATCGTTCAAATCGGGGAAAGTTCGGTTTTTGCCGTAATAAATGCCCTTGATGATAAATTTATGTGTCATGTATATGCCCCTTTCAACAGTAGGCCATGGCATATCTCTTAACTATGCTCTCAAAGATGGCTTTCAACTGTGGTTTTTCCTCTATAATGGCAATCTTCGTAGTCTCATTCTTAATCGCCGTCTTGGTATTTCCGGCTTTCTTCATGCGGTCAGTTTTATTATCCTGCAATCGTTTAAGGCTACAGTGCGCCGTTGTTTCCAACTCTGCATACATCTTGTCATACAAAGTCTGGTACGGCATATTGCACGAAATGGCAATATCCCTTACCCTCTTATTGATTTCGTTTCTCCAATCGCCAATAGGCTCAACCATGATATTCTGAATGGTTTCTACCTTTTGCTCGATTCTCCTTGCCTGTTCCGCAAGTCTTTTCTGCTCCATTTCGACCCTCGCCTGGTTGTCTGCCATTGCATATATAAGCTGCAACTGAGGAGATAACTCAGAACGCTCCGTTTTGGCTCTAAAATAGGTGTTTACAAGACTTCTCTGTACTTCCCATGCCAAATCATCCGTAAATGATTTAACCAACATGAGATACCCTTGCTCGGTTATCAGAGCATAGTCCGTTGTGGCTTTGTCTGGTATATCAAATAATTTGGCTGTCCGTATTTCGGACGGGCAGACTTTGAAGAAATCTTCTCCCTCAATAAATCTGTCCTTGTTATCTGCAAATCTCTTTCTGGCAGTTCCCTCCGGTCTGCCATGGACTGTATCTATGTCTTTGAAAGTAACTACTCTCTGTCCGTTATATTCTTTGATTGAAATTTCAGAATTGCCAATGTGTATCATTTCATTCACAGAATCAACCTCCATTCCGTTTAGTCTGCTAAACATTTTGTTTTTTAATTGAGCCGCCACCGAAATGACGGCTCTTTCTTTGGGTTCGCTTAACCAATACCATTCAACTAATCAATCGTGATAAAGAGGTAACTACCAATGGCTTTCTGTGACTTTGTGATATACATTCCTCAGAGACCAATCTTAGGAGATAAAACACAGATACCTGTTAATAGTTTCTCTTAGGAAATCACGAATACATTTTCAACACCGGCTAACTCTTTTTCAAAGTATGCCTTAATGTTGGCTTTTGCTTCGTTCTTCCATGCACCGCCGTCTGCCTCAAACAGAGCAAACTCTACGCCGAGGTTTCTATCATCCTTGACACGGAAGATAAAACTGCTCATAGGCTGGTCCACTTCTGTAAAGGTTCTGAAAGGCTTTAAGTAGCAAGGACTAGGCACTTCCACTTCGGAAAGGGATGCCGCACCCATTTTAACAGTTGCTTTCTGCCCTACGCCGGTATCTCCGTATTCTGCAACGGTGCCGGACTTGACATTGCCTGCAAACTTCAAAATAACAGGCTTATCGTTCTGCTCTGCATCCGAATCCATGAACTTCGACTGTACTCCAATGATAAATTCCTCATTCGGAATGTATGAGCCGTAACGGAAAGCCGGAACTTCGGCAGATACTTCCACCAGAGTTTCGCGCTGACGGTCTGCGTCCAAACTTGAAATCAGTCTGACTTCCGTAGGGGAAACCACCTGGATAATGTACTTCATGCCGTTTTTCAAATCTTCCGCATTTTTGATGAAATCCACGAGACTTGAAAGGCTATTCATGGAAATGGACTTCGCTCTCAAATCTTCGTTAATGCGGTGGAGTTCCTTATCGCTCCAATTCATATCGTTAATGACCTGAATGTTCGGAGCAGCCAAGGATAAAATCTTGTTGATTGCTTTTTCTAACATATTGCCTCCTCTTAAACTGTGTGAGTACCCTCTACATTTCTCATTTCACGCTCCGTAGTGCGTTTTCTGAGCCACATAAGGGATTCCTCAATTTTGGTAATTGCAAGGGCATTTTCGCGGCACTTAAACTCTGTGTCCTGAAAAGCGTTGAGTCTGGTAAGTACCATGAGAAGTAAATCCTCATTATTCAGACCATTCACGCCGCATTCCTTAATAGGTCCGCACTGAAAATCAACAGTCTGCAAAATCTCTCCGGTTTCAGCCTTGCGTACCTCAAAATGATGCGGTGCGCCATACTGCTGATTCTCTTTATCCTCACAAAATACCTTTGTGTATTTCTGCGTTGTTAAAGCGTTTCTTACTTCCATGCTGTCCTCCTAGCCATTCATTACTTTTCTCATATCCACAACTCTGTGAATACCTTTGTTCTCGCTTTTCTCCGGTTCGATAACCTCTCCGGTTTCAGGGTCGCAACCAAGTTCCTCTGCTGTAGGAGGCTCCATGCTCTCAGGCTTTGTTTCCATGCCGAGTTCATCAAGGGTAAGCTGCCCCTTAATCTGCCCTTTGGCGTGTTCTGTGATACTAACCTCGCCACTCTTGAAATCCTTGTTAATCCACAACTGAGTAGATAATCCGGTTTCAGGGGCAAGTTTCACATTTGTAGCCACATCCACAGAAACATCCTCTCTATCGTCCTCGTCCGGGGTAAAGGTAATCTGAATAGTCAGAGTTCTCTTTTTCTTTGCCTCGGTGTTGGGGTCGAGAATGTTGTCCGAGATTTTGGCAAGGCATCTGTTAATGCGCTCCTGCACGCCGCCTCCGCACATGGAGGCTAATGTTAATTTCTCTTTTGCCAATGTTCTCACTTCCTTTCCAGAGAATAATGTATAGTTACTCTATGAGTTCCTATCACAAAAATGATTTGCCGTATCTGCGGCGGAATTTCTCTCTTGCCTGTTCTTTTGTGAGGCCGGCAGCAACCTCATTCAGTTCGTATGCTAGTTGACCGATAATGTGCATAAGCACTTTCATTTCCTTGTTTCTATGCACGCTCATGTTTCCTTGATGATGGGCGTAGGTTAAAGGCACCCACAACCCATCCTCGTCAGATTTAGTTCTATCCGGGCCACCGAATACATGGTGTCTCTCCACATTCGGCTCGCCACTTATCATGTCATAGTCCGCATACTTCATATCAACTATGATTGAGTCTTTCATCAAATATCCCCCATGAGCATATCCATTGAAATAGGTCCGTCTAATACTTCTGTGTCTGCGCAGTAATCGCATACCTCGCATCTTAACGGGTCCATTTCGCCGGTCTTAATGTCCTGAATCTTGGTAATGTTCCTCTTAATCTCAATGAGTTTTTCGTCCATTACCATAGGTGGAATTTCAATAACCTTAATTCTCGGATGTGGAATATTGTCCGTCTTGTCTTTGCTGATTGCGTTGATAAAAAACGGAAGTGTCTCGCCGGTGTTCTGACGGACGATTTCTCTGTAAATCGCACCCTGTATGTCATATCCCCAATTTTCCACGAAATTAAGTCTCTGCCCCAGGTCCTTTGCGTAGAATGTTTCCGTAATAGACCTAACAGTTTTCAAATCAGTAATTCTAATTCCGTCAAAACTGTCAATCTTGATTTTTACCGGAACACCCTCAATCTCGCCGGTCATAATTACCTGTTTCTGTCCCTCCATGAACTGCATAAACAGAGGGTCCCTAACAGCACGGTCAATCATAATGGTTGCCTGCTTATATTCGCTCTTTAACTCTCCAGCGGTCTTTCCTCTGGTTGAGTAGATTTCCGGGTGCTGTGCCGCAAATGTGGCTAATGTACCCTCGAAATAAGCATCTACATAACTGCCTACCAACAATGCCGTTGTTTCCACATCTGCAAACTCTCCTCTGAGTTTTGCCATGGCGCAGGCTTCGCAACCCAACTTAGAAATCGTGCCGCAAAAATCCTTATACTGTGATGCGGAAACATACTTCCAATTTGCCTCCGAACTGTAATAGTTCTCAGAGGTAAGCACAAATCCATTACTCATTCTCAGTTACCTCGTGGAACTCTCCGTCAATAATATCTCCGGCGTTTTCCGGCTGCTGTTGATAAGGATTCTGTGCTGTGTACTTTTCTTTCGGCTGACCCTTTACATCAAATTCTGAGCCATCTTCAAATGCCTGGCACTGCTCCGCAGTATCGAAATTAAGGTCAATCAGTTTGCAAAGTCTGCGAAGAACTGTCTTTTTGCACATTTCTCCGTATGATTCTTTCCATGCCTTAGAGTTGGCTGCCTTAGAGAAAGCCTGTCTGGTATGCTCAATCTCCGCCTTGCTCATAGTGTCATAAATCATAGAGCCGTCCTTGTAGAGAACTACCGCAAATGCACCGATAATCTCTCCATCATTGAACGCTTTAGGCTTGAAATTCACAAACTGCTTACCATTGTCGATAGTTTCCTCAAATTCATCCCCCTCGCGAACCACCTTTGCATAAATGTCCTGAATAGGGGTGCTTGAATATCTCTTTGCCAATTTGATTTCTCCCTTGTAGTCAGTCTGGAACTGACAGGAACTGCCGTAAGGAATTGCATAGCACTCTCCATTGAAGAAATCTAATCCGAGAAATGCACCTTTTAACAGTGTTCTTACAACGGTCTTAGGCTCACACTTGGAAAAGTCTGCGTTGCCGTCCTGCAGAACAGTCATACAATTTTGCATGAATCTCTGCTTATTGAATTTGTCCGGCAATGCTGCTACCTGTTTATCAAGGCTTGCACCTAATTCGTTGTGTACTACAACTAAGTAATTCTTGTCTTGTGTTGCCATATCACTTTTTCCTCCTTTTTAAATTGAGGGGTCATACCCCTTTGTGATATAAGATTGGCAACAGCCTCCGTCTACCAAGACAAGGCAATGGCAGACGGAGAATAATTTTTAATCAATGCTTTCTGTACCCCCCCCCGAACAGTTTTCCGAGAAAATCCGAAAAACTGTCGGCTTTAACCTCGCGCATTTCTACACCGAAATGTTTGCACATGAGTTTGGATAACTTAGAGGTCTGTTCACAAATGATAGGACTGAGTACCTTTTGTGTTTCTTCAAACCATTCCTCAGCACCGGGAATATCTTTGATAAAACCCTTGTTGGCCTCAATGCCACCCTGTAAGCCGATAGGTGTTGCTGTGATTTTTACATTCACAACATCAAGTTCTACCTCTTTTGTATCACTACCCATAATGAGGCTTGCTAAAGCCATGGTTTTGAGTAAAGAATCCATATTATTCTTGTCTGCCATATTGTTTGTTCCTCCTAAAGTTCGATAACTGTTAATGAATCATCATCCGTGGTTCTAGTGCTGATAAACTGCAACCCTTTCGCACGGCACTTGTTATAAAGTCGAGTTCTGTTCTCCTCTGACAGTTTTTCAATTCCGTCAATAAGGATAATCTGCAATCCCTCTGGATTCTGAATTGCCACATCCACGCAAAGGTCTAACTTCTCTCCCTCTGACAGATTGCTTACCGGCAGTCCGTTGATAAGAGGTATTCCGTCCTTAACCGACAATCCCTCAATAGGAATAACTGCTGTTTCCAAGATAGTTCCCGGAAGTGACCTTGCGAGTTCGATTTTGTCGGTAAGGCTCTTGGACTGCTTTAACAACTCCTCAATATCCTCCTGAATGGATAACATTCGTTTCCACTCATTGATATGGCCTTTCATCTTCTCTGTCTCAGATGCCCTTGCAAGAAGTTCATCCACCGGCTGAGTTTCCTTGTCGGCGTATTCAGCATAGGAATTTCTTTCAGAATCGTATGCAGCAACCTTTTCCTTATACTCGCTCTCAATTACTTTCATGCGGTCTGCTTTGGTTGTGGAAAGTCCAGCTTTTTTCTCCTCTAAAGCCTTGATTCTCTCCTTTAAGGAAGATAACTCAGCTTCAATGTCCTTTTCCGTTGCCGCCATTTCTCTGTCGAGTGCGGCAATGGCAATTTCTTTGTCTGCCTGGAACTGTCGGATTTTTCCATCAAAACTGTCTCTGAGGCGTTTTGCCTTTTCGATTGTTTCATTTTCCTTACGGATTTTCTCTATCTCCGTATAGAGTTCTGAGAGATTTGCACTTTCCCAAGCCGCTCCGTCATAATCCATAGGGAGTGAATCGCCTATGTCGGCAACAATCGCCCTCTTAGCACGAATATCTCTGTCAATATCTCTGCGTCTCATGTAGTAAGGGCCATTTTCTGCCTGAATATCATTCAGTACGGCAAGGATATTCTGCTCATAGTTCACATCCGGCGGAAGTTCCCCAAACCAACCCTTGATTGTTTCTAAATTCCAATCATACTGAATCATGTTCAAAATGGTTGCATTTTGAGTTTTCTTATCCATTGCAATAAATTCCATAGGGGATAACTGCAATGGTGTAAAAATCGTCTTTAAGAAAGCCTCAGGGGCGGTCACAGTGTTGCCATTCTGCTTAACAGATTTATAGTCGGACATTGCTACTCTCGCCTTGCGGTCAATAGATAATCCGGTGTCTGTCTCAATAAAGATTTCCCCCTCATTCTCGCCGTTTTTGATGATGTATTCGCGGTCAGAACTGTTGGTAAGGGCATATTTGATAGCATCAAGGACTGACGATTTGCCGGTTCCGTTCTTGCCGATAAGTTCCACGGATTTGCCGTCTGCCTCATGTTCGGAAATTCCGAACAAGTTCTTGATTACAATTTTAGTAATCTTCATTCTGTTGCTCCTTTCATAAGAGTTTTGGGGCAAGAGGCTGTCCTGCCCCTTGGTTTTATTAGATAAGTGTTACATTCTCTGCCTGAGGACCTTTCGCTCCGTCAACAACATCAAACTCAACAGCCTGTCCTTCCTCAACTACCTTAAATCCGTCCATATTCAGTGCGGAGTAGTGAACAAATACATCTGTGCCGTCCTCTGCTGTGATAAAGCCAAAGCCTTTCTGCGCATTGAACCACTTGACTGTACCTTTTGTCATGGTCTTTTCTTCTCCTTTCCTCGAAAATATGTATAAACACCCTTTCGGGATATTTAACTTATACCAAGATGCTCTTTGTGTTTGTCTAATAGACCTCTGTAAATGTAAAAATGGTATTTACCCTTGCCCTCCCGCTTTAATGCGTAGCCTATGGGTAATTCATTCCGTTTCATCAGTTCCCTAAGTGTAATTACATCCATGTGCAACTCTTTAGCGGCAACTTTTGATGTTACTCTTATTTCATTCATTTTTTTGCCTCCGTTGACGCTTGTTCGTTTCACTTGCACAGAGTTCGTTGGTGGATTGCAACTCTGTGTTCACTCTACTAAACATTTTTAGCAAAATAATTTGCTTACCGGAACACCCAAAGCATTTGCAATCGCTTTCAGAGTTCCTACTTTGGGTTCGTGTTCTTCCCCATTTTCAAGCAGAATTATCGTAGTTCTGCTTACTCCGGACTCTTTCGCTAACTCAGTCTGTGTAATACCTTTCTTCTCTCTGAGTTCTTTGATTTTGTATGCCACTTAACCACCTCCTCTTTGTTTACTCGACTGAACAATTAGAGTTTAGCAGACTGAACTTTAATTGTCAAGTACATTTAACAATAAAATTGACATTTTTGTTTTGGTGGTGTATAATAGACTTAACAATTTACAAGGAGGTTAAGGCTATGACATTAGGGAAAGTCATTAAGAACTACCGGGAAACTAATCACATGAGCATGGATGATTTTTCAAGAGTCAGTGGTATCAGCAAAGGCTACATATCTATGCTCGAAAAGAATGTTAATCCAAAGTCGGGCAAAGCACCTGTGCCTACGATTGAATATATACAGAAAGCAGCAAACGCTATGTTTATGTCTTTTGATGAATTGTTCGCTATGCTTGATGATAATTCTCGCGTGGATGTATCTGAGGTAATAACCAAGAAAGCAATCCGTGTTCCGGTTGTCGGTCATGTTGCCGCCGGTATTCCGATTGAGGCCATTGAGAATATTATTGATTATGAAGAAATTTCTGAGGAAATGGCTCACTCTGGAGAGTTCTTTGGTCTAAAAATCAAAGGGGATTCCATGGAGCCGGAAATTAAGGACTCTGATGTAGTTATCGTAAGAAAGCAGGAAACCGCAGAAACCGGAGATATTGTCATTGCTTTGGTTAATGGGGATGCCGGTACTTGCAAGAGACTTGTAAAGTATGCGAATGGCATTAGACTTATGCCTGTTAATCCGAGATATGAGCCTATGTACTACTCTAATGAGGAAATCATGGAGAAACCTGTTCTTATCGTAGGAAAAGTGGTTGAGAACAGAAGAAAGTATTAAAAACAAAAATCCGTCTCTGTTGGTGGCAGAAACGGACTTTTGAAGAACACAATACCGGCAAGCCGATACTATGCTCGACTGAACACCTTGCATTATATCATCTTCCCGGTAAAAATTCAAGTTACCGGGCATTTTTGCGCCCATTTTTAAGGAGGATGATGCTATGCGTATGCCTAATGGCTATGGAAGTGTAATCAAACTGAAAGGTAAACGCCGGAAACCTTATGCAGTACGAACTTCCGAAATCATGGAGTATGTCGAAATTGATGCTCCGAAAGAATTGAAATCCGGTTATCGGTATGATTTCAAAAGACATAATTTCAAATGGAAAAAGAAAGACCAGGTATGGTCCGCTATTGCTACCGATAGTGTAAAGGACTTTGCCGAAAAAATGATGGCAACAGAGGGGTATGAGTATGCGGTGGTCTTTCGGCAAACATTCAAATACCTAGAGTATTTTGAAAAGCAAGAACGAGCATACTCTTATCTGGCAGAATTAAATAATGCTGAGGTTATCCCTGAACATATAAGATTTTCCGAAACTCCTACCTTTGCAGAAATGTACGATAAGTGGAAACGGTACAGAAATTCTCTGCCGGACAAAATCGGCAAAAGCACATGGAGGAACTACGAGATTGCCTTTAACCACTTGGCTGATTTGCACCACAAGAAATTCAATGCTTTGCGGACGGATGAAGTTCAGGAATGTATCAATAAATGGACTTGTAAATCAAATTCCACTGTATCAAACATCCGAACAGTCCTGAATAATATGTACAAATATGCTCTTATGAATAACTACATAGAAAAGGACCTGTCTCAGTTCTTTGTGTACTCTTGGGTCGAACCGTCAGAACAAATCCACAGTAGGTACACTGACGAGGAAATCGCTGTCCTTTGGGCCAATCTTTATGTAGTGAATAATGTTGATTTGATTCTCATAACAATCTATTCCGGTCTGCGCCCTACGGAACTTCTGGAGATAACCACGGATAATGTGCATCTGGACGAACAGTATATGATTGGTGGTATTAAGACAGAGGCCGGCATTGATAGGGTTATCCCTATTGCTGACAAGATATTGCCTCTTATCAAGAATCGCTATGACAAAAACAAGAGATTCTTGGTAAATAACAAATATGGCAATCACTACACCTACGGTTCTTATGTCAGTGCGAACTTTAACACCGTAATGAACAGATTGCAAATGCAACACCTACCGCATGACGGCAGACATACCTTTGCCTCACTCATGGATAATGTTGGTGCGAATGAAGTGTGCCTGAAACTCATAATGGGTCATAGCATGAAGAATGATGTAACCAAGGGCGTGTATACGCACAAAACCATTCCGCAGCTTATAGAGGAGGTCAATAAAATTTAGGGGAGAAATCCCCTTTTTTTATTGCATAATTACTCGGCAAACACCCCAAAAATCCGTGTATATTATGCGTATATTATGCAAAACGGCTTGTATATTACTTGTATCTTACTCGTATATTATATGTATATTACTATCAAAAATCAGCACCAATCAACGAATACTTACCCAAAAAATACGCACAATAAAACCCCGGAAATCCAATGTTTCCGGGGTTCGTATTTGTTTTTACACAACACCCTGTGCTAACATAGCTTCAGCACAAGGTTCCAGTGTTTGTGCCGTTTTCGGAGTGTTTTGTATATTACGGGTATATTACTATCATAATCTTTCTCCGACTTGCACCATTCTACACCAATTTATGCTTTTTGTAAATATGCACTTGAACAGAATCCGGTGTACTGCACTCCGTCAATCGTTACCTGAACATAGAACCACTTCTTGCCGTTTGCAACATTGTAGTAGCCGTACATCTGTACCGGTGTATCTTTAGGAATAACAACAAGTGCTTTCATATTGGTTCCGGCATCATTTCTCATATAGAGATTTGCAGTAGTCTTATATGTACCTTTAAGGCTTGTGTCTTTCTTCTTAGCACTACAAGTAGCAGTGACTTTCTTCTTGACGGTCTGTGACTGATTCTGAGTGGTGTTTGTAGTAGTAACTGCTCCGCCATTCAGAATTTCATTGACTTTCTTCTGAACAGTTGCATAATCATAACCGGCCTTGGTTAATGCGGTCTTACGAGCAGTACCACTTCCCCATTTGCCGGAGATAACTTCTCTTGCGATTGTTTCAACACTCTTACCAGACTCTAACTTAGGTGCTGATACAGTGTTATTGGTGTACTTAGGAGTGATAAAACCACGGATAAATTTGCCGTTGAGAGATAATGTTCTTCTCTTAACTGCATTACTGTAATTCCCCTCCATGATTACCATGTAACCGGCTGATTCGTACACTTCGATAACTGTACCTACATGGTCCGGGTTGCCCTTGTTATCGCCTTTACCATTATCTTCCCAATCGTAAAGCACGGCATCCCCAGGTTTCGGTACATAAGCATCATCCTCTACCCATACGCCCATTTTTTTAGCCGCCTCAATCAGATAATAACAACTGATTTCAATAGGCATAATCGGTGTATAGCCTAATTTTACAGCCAAAGCGGACCATGTGCAAGCACACCACGCCCAAGTATAAAGCATCTTGGTTCTTCGAGGAAGTTGTGCTGTTGGCAGAGTATTGTAAATATCAATGATTTCCTTGTGGGAACCGTCACTCTCTTTCTTTCCCTCCCAACTTACTGCGAGGTCTACTGTTTTTTGTCTTTCATATCCCATCTTTGTTTCCTCCTTTTTGGAGCAGAACTTATCGTAATGCTCCTGACTATATTTTGCTCTTGTATTTAATGCAGTAGCACTCTGGTCTGCCGGGTTCTCAAACTTTTTCATAAAAATATCTGAGGCCTCTTTGACTGTCTTTGCCGCATTGATGGCGTTTAAGACTCCCTTATAGCCGCCACTTAACTCAACCCATAAGAAACCAAGCTGCATTTCTTCATCCCCTATTGATTTGCCTAATTTCTTTGCATAATCATACAGTCCGGCTTTTCTCGTATGCCAAGTCCATTGGCAGAACCCAAAGCCGCCATGTGCGCTTGATATGAACTGACTTCTCGTAATTTTGCCACTGTCAACCCTCTGCACATACTCCGCGTCAGTAATGCCGAGTTTCTTGTTGTAAGAGTTCTGCAGATTGTTGGGGTTGAAACCACTTTCTGCCTGAATATTACCCATAACACCGGCAATAGCATTTTCGGTCAGTCCTTTGTCTTTCAGAAAGTTCCATATTCTTTCCTGTACTGTGTTTCCTCTTAAAGCCATAAGTAACACCTCCCTTGTATTTAAAAAGAGCCGAGTACGCAATGTACCCGGCTCATGGCTCTACTCTCTTTATTATTTGGTTTCGCCCCCGAACAAATCCTTAAATAAAGTTCCTATGGTTTTGATTAACTGTTTAATCTGGCTATACAAGTTGTCATAGCCGAACATGGCGGCATAACACACAATAAACGATATAAATACTGCCACCGCCCAATAATAGCCTAAAATCGGCAAATTGAAGATGCTACAGCCTACAACCATAACTGCCAATGTTGATACTACCGAAACGATAAATACCCACGCCTGGACCGGAAACTTAGGACTTGTGATTACCTTTTTCGTAATCTGCACCACGATATTTACCCATACCGTGAGAATTGCTACTGCCGCAAGGGCGATAAATAGTCCGTACATAATAGTTCTCATTGTGTTTGCATCCATAATCGCTTGTCCTCCTTATTATCCTACAACCTCGTCCTCTGAGGCTGTCTTTGTGATTCCATCTTTTGAAATGATGGTGCTGTTTAGTGGCACTGAAAAACTCAATTTGTTTTTCTCAAAAATGTTCATAATCATGTTGGTTGCCAAGTACACTACCACCGGGGCAACAATTTCCCTTACGATAGTGCTTGAAACGTCCACAACCGGGTCCATTCCCATTGAAGAAAGCACATAAGACCATGATGTGAGTATCATTCCGTGGATAATTACTGCCGTGGTAATAACCTTGGCGTATGTATCAAGGCTTACTTTCTTCTTTTTTCTGCTATGTCTGGATGCCCTTAGGTTCATGTAAAAAATAACTGCAACAGCAAGTATGATTCCAAGGACAATTCCAATAATAAGTTTATCCATACTGCATACCTCCGTTAAAAAATGTTCTTCACAAACTGTTCGTTTACGAAATCTTTCTGTTCGTGTTTTACCTTTTCAGCATATTCAAGGGCGGCGTGCATATCTCCGTTGCACTTAGCATCCGGTATTCTCTGCACCGCTCTTGCTGTGGCCTCGCCTAATGCGATTGCCGCACCAACGCTCTTAATAAGGTGGATTTCAAATTTTTCTCTTGCCTTTTCTTTTTCATCCATCCTTTTCTGCTGTTCTTCCCTCTGTTTCTCTACCTTTTTGTCTCTCTTGTCAATTTTTCTTTGGATAAGCCAAACGAAAAATCCGGTAGCAGCAGTGGGAACTCCCATTGCCGCAAGCAACTGCCATAACTGTATTTCCACCATTTTGCCGTGTCCTCCTATATGAATTTCCTTAATCTGAGTTCCATTACATCCAACCTATCACTCACTCTATCTCTGTCCTCTTTGAGAGAATTTGATAAATCTTCTGGAATGTCTGCTTGTGCAAGTATCTCCGCCTGTTTCTGAACAATTCTCAGAAGTTCGTTGGAGATACTACATAGATTGTCAATAATCTCGTATTCTCCCATAACATTATTCCTTTCTTTCGGCTCACGGCTCTAAAGTGCTATTATTCTTCGGTAGGGTACTCCTCTCCTGTGATATAGAGATATTCTTCCTTAGTGATAGACCCTTTTTCCACACGCTCTGCAATCTGTTCGATTGTCAAAGCCGGTGTTTTTCCTTTTAATCCATTCTCATAAAGTCTTTTGAGACTGTTTACCAATATTCTTGCCATTATAATGTTCCCTCCTCGATTAACTGAATGGTGTACGCATCAATCATTTCATTTGCGTAGTCAATCATTTCCTGTGTCGGCTCGGTATCTCCCTCGTAATCCAGGTAGTAATCAATATCAGAGAGTATTTCTTCCTCTGTGATACCCTTACAAGTACGAAAGATATTACCGTCATATTCGTAGACTGTCTTTTCCTGAGTTTCCTCTGATTCCATGCCTACGAACTGCGGTTCTGTGGTTACTGTCTCATTAACAAGGATTACAACATCCTGCTTGCCATTGCCGAGGTCGTAAATTGCTACCTCTGGCATTTGCGTGTCGAACTTCATTTTCTGCATGACTTTCGCCTCCTATTATTTTATTTGCTATTTCCATAGCCTTGTATATACCATTCCTTTTACAGAAATGTTTTGTATCGCTATTCTCTAACCATCCATACCGACTTGTCATGGTTCGCGCCTTTTTTAGACTGATTTGTTTGCCGGTACGCTCGGCTTTCAATATTTCTATGGATGTTCGTCTTGCTCTGAGAAATATTCTGCTCCTAACAGTTACGCATTTTCTTGATATTTTAAATCCCATCATATCAATATAACCGGTTGTCATGTCGATTATCTCTCCCTCGTCTTTGAGTTCCAAATGCAACTCTATATCAAGGAACTTCTCTAATCGCCTTGCCGCCATCATTATATCTTTCTTACTTTTGCCAAGAATCAGCATATCGTCCATATAAAACAGAACATGGTATACAAGTTTTACTCTCTCGGCGGTTCCATTTCTCTTTTTCCTTACTTTAAAGAGTTGTTCACTCGCAAAATGGTAGGCATAAGATAAATAGAAGTTTGCAAGGTACTGTGATAGATACGAACCTATTGCAAGTCCTTTCTCAAATGTATCAATCAGAAAGAACACCAAATGCAGTACAGCTTCATTCTTGACACATTTTCTGAGGAGTGATTTCAACTTATCCCTATCAATGCTTTCGTAGAAATGGTGTACATCCCCTTTCCACGCCCAACGCATTTCGTGGTTATCCACCCACTTCTTAACAGCAGTCGCACCCATAAGCTGCCCTTTGTCTTTTATGGCACTGCATTGATAATATCCTATCTTCTTTGAAAGAGCCTCCCATAAGGCGTAAACTGCAACATAGTCATATAACTGTTGCTTAATATCTTGTATTCCTATTCTCCTTGTTTTCCCGGAACATCCATCCACTTTCTCTGAGTACCAAATTGGCTTAATCACATAATTTTGGTCTTTTATCTCTTGTATCATTCCGTCTACAATCGTGTTTATAATGCCGTCAAAGTACCCATATTCTTTCCTTTTGGCTATGTCTCTTAGAAAATCTTTCGGCAGTCCAGAATACTCGGCAAACATATTGATAGTATCTCTCCTGCCGAACTTAGGTTTTCTATTCTTGCCATTGCCACCGTACAGGCAGTCATGCACGGCTCTATATACTAAATCACGATTTGTAAGGTCTACATTCTTACAATATCTTTTCATAAATTCGTTTCTTCTCCGAGGGGTGTTCGGTTTTTACTACTAACCCCAATGCCTGCCTCAGCAAGCACTCCGCCCCACGCATAGGGCGGTCCCTGCCTTGTTTCTTATTGAAGTTCCCTTTTGGGGAAACCGGATTCCACCGGCGAAATATCGCACACACTTCAAAGTGTAGAAGAAAATCAGACCGCGTAGTTCCACCTGGCATTCGATAGAGCGTTCCTGAGGTTCGAGTAGCAGAGGCCGGCATTCCCGTCATTCCTGAGGTTCCCGCGCTGTGCGATAAGTCCTATTTGATTTATAATTCTATTGAGGGGAAGGCCCCTCTTTGCTCCACTTAGGTTCCGCAAATTCACCCCTGGGCAGGTGCGATTAAACGCAGACCGCGAAGCTCCACCTGGCAAACGAAAGAGCGTGCCAGAGCGTCGAGAAGCAGAGGCCGGCACTCCCGCCACCCCCGAGGTACCCGCGCTGTAATGCCTCTCTCAACCCTGTTCCATCTCCACCATAGTAGTGCATATCTCCTACACCCAACGATTCCCCAGAGCCGTAGGTCTTAGGGTAGATAGCACCGGTTTCAAGGTCAATCGCAATATCTCCAAACCAAGAGTCGGAATAGTTGCCCTTGTCAAATTCAGCAACTTTTGTGTAGCCGGATGCGGAACTAGACCATGCAACACCTTTTCTCACATAATAAGAAACCTTTGTTGCTGTATCTTTACTCCAGATTTCATCCAAAGAGATATAGTAAGCACCAATACCCTCCTCTACACCATTCAGTTTGAAAGTGTGCTTTGCATCATTGGACTGATAGCCGTCTGCTCCAAGAACATTATCAGTGGTACCACTAAAGCAAGGCATTGACGAAATCAAAGTGGTTGTGGTTGTGTCAAAAGAATCCTCAACATCAACATAAATGCGAGTGTATGTATCGTCCACAGCCTCAATACCGGAAATGAGAACTCTGTTTGCAATATTGTAGGTAGCACTGCCACCTCTATCTGTGGATGCGGACGCATCCCCGAGTTCTCCGAGACATACGCAAGCACCAACATAAAATCCTGCGGCATCTGCGGTTTTCAGAGTAATGTGTTTCACTCCGCTTTCTGCCGTTGCCGCGAACTTCTGTAAATTGAATGATGTGCAACCTTTGAATACTGTCTGGCTGTTCTTTGTTGCATACTTAATCCAAAGCATACAGAGTAAGTATGCGGTTCTTGCCGCACCAGAGCCATTGTAACCGGTTCCCTTTTTCTGCATATTGGTATGGCCGGTGTTGTGGGAAATGAATCCTGCCGGAGCAATGCCGCTCGAACTGTAAAGAACTCCATCTACATATCCGGCGTAATATTTCGTTACGATACCATATCCCATTTCATTGCCGAAATCATCCAAGCACCAAGGGGTAGGTGTATCGCAGTTAATCTCAGGATGTTTCTTGTCTGAGAAATGCACATCATAATATGAGCCATGGTCCTCGATTCCCCAATAAGTCGGAGGGGTAAGAATACCAACATCCTTTGCTCCGTAATATGAGAATCCCGCCTGTCCTGCGATTGCTGATGGTATTCTCTTGCCATTCTCGTTGCAGATAAAGTTACAATCCACATAGGAGAAAGCGTTTCGTGCAGCAAAATCATCCACATTCTGCTCGGTTTCCGTTGACGGAACTGCCCTCAGTCCGGCGGATGCGTTTAACTTCTCTCCTGCCGGGGATGTACTTGTCTCATAAGTGTAAAATCTGGTTGTAAATACTTCTCCTGTCGCTCTTGCCTCGAAAAAGGCTTTGAAGTCGAAAGTTGAAGCATCTAATACGGATGCACTGATTTTCAGCACTTCGTTAAGAATCTTCTGTGCGGTACGTTCATCCGCAATCTGAGCGATTAAATCTCCACTTGCCATTTGTTATGCCTCCCTTATTGTTAATAATCCATTTTCGATACCGAGAACACAGGCTTTCTGAGTTACGGTGTCTACCATAGTATTCATTCCGGTTAATGCTCCCTCGCAAGCCTCAGCCGCCGCGTTTGCGAGATTCGCTGCTGTGTTGGCCTCGTTTGCCGCTGTGTTTGCTGCCGCCGTTGCGGAGTTCATATTGTTTCGGAACGCTGTTACTTCGGTCATGTTGCTTTTTGTTTCAGCCAAGGCATCTTCGTATGCCGATTGGTCGAAAATAGGGGTTAATTCAAGGAATGTGGTATTTCCATCCCCCTGTCGGATAATGGTGTATGTAGTGCCGTTATCCCTCGTGGCAATCTCTACACCTATCTCTCGTTCTTTGAGGATAAGTGAGCCTGCCACCGCCGCCCACTGCTCTGTAGTGCCGGTACATGGACTTATCATTGCCATAGCCTTTTACCTCCTTAACTTGCTACTTTCCTTGACATTGGCGTGCCGCCGTCAAAATGTATGCCACCGTCAATCGCCCTCTGAGCGGGTGTTCCGCCGTCAATCACGATTGGCGTAATGGTTCTTAGTTTAGGTGTTTCTCCGTCACAGTTCAGATACATACTGTTGTAAAGTGCCTCTGCTCTCTCAAAATAATCTTTTACGCTTGCCAAGATTTCTTCTGAGGATGCAAGCAGAGAGTTCTTAATGGTATCGTCAATTTCTTCCTTGTCAGCGGCAACCTGTTCTTGTGCCTCAGTAACGGTCTGCTCCATTTTGGCAATATTTTCTTCCATTTTTGTAACGGAATTTAAGGTTGCGTCCAACTGCTCCTGAGACTGTAACGCCTCCTCTGCTCTTTCAGTAACAGCAGTACACTTTGCAGTTGCGTTGTTCGCATTTAAGGTTGCTGTGTTTGTATCTGAAATTGCCTGTGCTGTGTTGTTCTGTCTCGCCACTTCCTGAGACTGCCTTGTTTTTTCTGCTTGCGCACGCTCATTCTCTGCTGTCACTCTCGCAGATTCGTTAGCGAGCATGGCGTTGATTTCAGCCTCATACTCCTCGGCAAAAGCCTCTTTCTGATTTTCAAAAAACTCCTGAAATACAGTATAGAGGTCTGTGCCGTTCTCCAGGGCTGTCATAATGGCGTTTACAGCCTCGTTTATGGCATTAGCGTCCTTTGCCCCAAAGAAAGAGTTTTCTTTCGTAATATAGGCTGTTACATCCTCAAATGACAGCGTTCCGTTGGCGTTCTGTATCTGCAAATACTGTCTAAGGCCATCAAATCGAGCATCCGCATAATTTGTAGGTAACAATTCCCAAGCCATTTAAAACACCTCCTTTGCTCCAAGCATAAAGGTAAACATTCGTCTGCCCTCTGCCTGACTATGCAACTTCTTATATAATTCATATATCAGACTTTCTATTCGGTTCAGTTCTATATAATCGAGATAAGGCTGATTTGAATAGTAGGTCTTTGCAGTTGTTGAAAAGAAATCCGTTTTTTCACAAAGAACAACAAGGTTATTCTCCAGAGTGTTGATTTCTTCCGCATACGGATAATCGTCTGCGCCACTCTTTTCTGCCATTGCCGCAATCTTGAAATCTTCGTACATGATGTTGGCAAGGGTATGGATATACTCTATGTTCCCTTTGATTCTGTTGTAATCCCCTATGTTGAAATAATCTCCGGTGTAAGTACCATTTTCATCATAGGATATGGACCAATCGGTTTTTGGTGTAGACCATGCCATTATCCCATCCTCCTTGTCCTTATTTTCCCGGATATACCGCCGTTATAGGTTATCTTATTCTGCAGGACATTGACTCTCATGTTCGGCACATAGAGATTTTCCTGTTTGATAATATCGTTGGTATCTAACTCAGGATTTCCACGATAAGTATAGGAATACTCTTTGTCGGCTCTGTAATAATTCCCAAGCCACTGTGCCAATCTTTGTGCCTGTGCCACTGTACTGATAAGCGGATTCGTCCACTCTTTTGTAAGACCTCTGTTGTTGATTTTGTTCGTAGTAATTGCCTGAGAACGAATGTAGGTATAACCATTCACATAAAACTCAATATTTGTCTCAGAGGAAAATCCCTCGAATATTACCTCAACATAATAAGCACCCTGGCTCAGAATCCTTACGGTCTGACCGCTTGCCGCATTGCTCAGTCCGCAAGATAAATTGTAGACCGGCGAGTTGAAGTAGAATATTTCTGTCTGTTCATTGGTTACTATCAATGTCTCTGTAACCAACTGCTCTAACTGAGTTGACTTTGAGTAGGTGGTTCGGTAAACCTTAACCTCGCTTATCTTCTCACACTGCTGTCCGAGAGGATTTTCAAGCATATCTCCATAGTCAATCTCGAAATCAGTCTCAATGCCAAGGGTGTCTGCCGGTTCCAATCTGATTACACCTTTTCGGTCTTGTCTCAGAGAGCAGCATCCGGCATTTGCGATAATCTGCAAAGCACTCTTGCACGGAACATTCGGCAAAGGATTGTAAATGATAATATCTTTCAAGGATTCGTCCACAAAATACATTTCCGGCTCTACCCCGGCATCCGTAAGAACATTGATTGCGAGTTGGAAAAGGGTTATTCCATTCTCGTGCATAGTGTCCTTATAGTAGTTTCCTGTGAGCAATCTAAGGGTATCTACACAAGTGATAGTTACCTCCTCGTCATTTGCGTTCCATGTGTGTGCTTTTAGGCTGTTACCTTGTAACCATTCAATGTTACCGCCACCCAAATCGTAACCATAGTAAATTTGACACTCCTGACCGGTTTCGAGGAAGTTGATAAAACTGTCCTCATTGTCAACATTGTAGGCTTTATCCTTGTTGATAAGGATAAGTGTCAAATCAATCTGAGGTATGTTCTCCGTGATAGGGGAGCAATAATCGTCCATGGTAGCCTCTTTGATGATTTTTCCATCAAATACGAGTCCAAGTCCGAACTGAATGGAATAAACTCTCAGTCGATTATCCGGGTAACGCATTTCTTCTGTTACAATGTGCAAATATGTAATCTCTCTGAAAGTATCTTCTGTTTCAAACACCCTCTTATCATTCTCGTAGGTAACAGTTTCGGTATCTGTTACAATAGAAAACTTCGTAGGGTATGTATCTCCAAAATCAATCGTGAGGCCTTTAATATCCAAAGGCAATGCGTTGAATAATATTTTTAACGAGCCTCCCATGGTATTTGAGACTATGCCGTTGTAGAAAAAACTTCCTCCTGGTTTCGGTGGAAAATACATACTGCCATCCACTTTGCCGAAGTTGGTTTCATAAGTGGCATAAATCTGTGATGTATCAGGAGTGCCGAAAATATCGTACTGTGAAAAGTAGTTGTGACCGCTTTTGTCTGCTATTTCCGCATTATTCTGTGCCTCCTGATTGATAATTCCGAGGTTAATTTTTATGTAGGACTGATTTCTCAGTTTTTCTTTCATACTGTCTCTATAAGCCTGACTTACTTCCTGCATTAAACCACCCCACAATCAATAATATTTACCTTGCAGTTGATATACTCGGTAGGTAAACCGTCCTCTCCGAATTTGAATGGCTGCGCACTTCTGTCGCCGGGGTACATTTTGATTTCAAGCCAACAGTTATGAACCATGTCTGGTATCTTTGCTGTGACATAGAAATTCTCAAATTCTTTTAGCATTGCAGACCACGTTTCGGCATCTAAATGGGGCCATACCATATTATTCATTTTGTATTGGTCCCTACCAACTTTCTGACCCACAACCTCTCCGAGTGCGTTTCGCCCAGAATTAACAAGCGTTGAAACTATCATTTCCGGGTATCTTTTCGGAGAGGGAAATTCTCTACCATTGATGTACATTATTCCACTGTATCTTGCAGGCATTGAAGTTCCCCCTCTCTTTTAAGTAAATGCAAATCCGTTGTTGTTTCGGATTGTGTCTGTTTGTGTTACAATTTCTCGTCCATCAAGTGAAACATGGGTTTCAATTACTTGACTTCCACCAGAACCGCCCATAGCCATAACTTCTGACATAGCACTCAACACAGCGAGGTAAACACCATTCGATACGGATGATACAATCTGGTCGTTATTCATAACTGCCGTAGAGCCGCCGATTGTACCGACAAGTTCCGGACCGGCCTCTCGTGCAATAAACATCTGTCCGAGGTTTGGAGAGCCACCACCGGCAAATTTCTCAATAGGCTGCCATCTGCCGTGTTGGAAAACACCACCGTCTTTCTTTGCCGAAAATCCACCGATTACTTTGTTAGCAATAGCATCTATCCAACTCGTAATCTTAGCAGTGAAACTGATTGTTTTATTTGATAAAGAATCACTCCAAGATGTCATTTTTGCAGTCCACGAACTTATAGTCTTGCTGCTAAATGATGTAGTCCATGCTGTTAATTTTGCAGTCCACGAACTTATAGTCTTGCTTTGGATTGAATCGCTCCACGCCGTCAGCTTCGCTGTGAAGCCGACAACTTTGCTACTCAGGTTGTCACTCCAAGTAGTCATTTTGGCTTTGAAATCAATAATCTTACTGCTGAGACTATCTTGCCATGTAGACATTTTTGCCTTGAAGTCGATAATCTTGCTACTCAGGTTGTCACTCCAAGTAGTCATTTTGGCTTTGAAATCAATAATCTTACTGCTGAGACTATCTTGCCATGTAGACATTTTTGCCTTGAAGTCGATAATCTTGCTACTCAGGTTGTCACTCCAAGTAGTCATTTTGGCTTTGAAACTGATTATTTTGGTTTGCAGATAGTCTCCCCATGTAGACATTTTTGCGTGGAACTCGATAACTTTCTCGTCTAAATCTTCTTTCCACTCGGTAAATTTTGCTGTCACATTTAGCACAATTCCGTCTACTGTTTCTCCGTCCAACCCTTGTATAAACTCAGTTACATTTTGAGCAAATTCGAGTGCAAATTTGAGTTTAGGGTTCTGTTTCGCCCATTCTTCAAGGAAATCCCCGGAGAACTTTTTAACAGTCTTTTTGAGTTCTTCTTTATCGACACCCATTCCGGCAAGTATGCTATCAACAAGTGTCTCTCCAATTCCAACCATTTCTGTTGCGGATTCCCCACTGCTTAATCCAAATACTTGCTTAATCCACTCAATAACTTTTGCAAATTCCGCATATATGCCGAAAGGCGGCGGCAATAGGCTTTGTCCTATTCCTTGAATGAAACTACTGATTACATTTCCTCCAATTTCCTTTGCCTCGCTGCTTTCGCCGCTTTCTATGCCAAATGCACTCAGAATAGGTGCAACAAGCTTCTCATAGAACCACTCTCCGACATTATCGAGGTAATGGTCGATACCCTCAAAGAAACCAGAAACCACTCCGCTTCCGATAGTAAGCCAACTAAAACCTTTGAAAATGTTTTCATAAGTCCACTTTGTTGAAATTGCCAAGAACACAGTCTCGAAGATTTCTCCCCAATCAATCTGTGCCATTGCTGTTCCTACTCCTGCCAACGCGGTACTCCAATCAGTTTCGTCAATAACCTCCTGTATAAGTGTACACACGCCTGATGTAAGACTGTTGATTGCCTCGCCTGCGTTCTTCCAATCAATATTCTTAAATGCCGTAGATAAGGCCGTGGCAATGTTAGAGCCTATCTGTTTAAAGTCCACACTCTCGGCAAAATCTCCGATACCGGTTGCTAACGTATTGATTGCCTCTGCAATGGTGTTACCTAAGGCAACAGGGTCAATGCCGGTAATTGTTTCAGAAATCCATGTGCCAAGGCTTGATGTAAGGAAACTGAAAGCCGTCTTAATTCCGGCGTGCCAATGTTCTTTTCCCTCAGCATCTATGGTAATATAGTCCTCCCACTTCAAACTGTTAAGAAAACTGTTGAAACCACCAGAAATACTATCTGCTAAGCCACTGAAATCAAACGCATTTGCAAAATTGAATCCCGCCTCGAACAGACCACTAAATGCAGTTCCTATGGCTGAGGTAAGTGCCGGAATGTCAATCTTTGTTATTGCATTACTCAGTGCTGTTCCGAGAGAAGTACCGATATTGTTGAACTTTAACTCGGATATAATTGTCTCAATGTACAAAACCCATGTATTAAGGGCATTTGATACTGCTGTACCTAAACCACCCCACGTTTCTGTATCTTCGCAAACAGAATTGATTAAGGATGCTATGCCCGTTGCCAATCCCTTTACAGAACTTCGGATTTTCTGCCAATCCAAATTATCAACAAGACCGCCTACAGAGTCTGTAATGGCTTTTCCGAGACTATCCCAATTAAAAGTCCATGCGAATCCATCCAAGGCTACAAACGCCGAATTGATGCCCTCAGCCAATGTCTTTCCTATGGCTGTGAACAATCCAGGAGTTCCCATGAATCCATTAAGGAATGTCGCTATGCTCTTTGCAGTTTTTTCGAGAGTTCCTTTGATACCATCCCAAGAAATCCCCTCTAAAGCCTCTTTGAGTTTTGTGCCGAACATTGCGCCGATTTCCGTAAAGTCGGCATTGGCCCATGCCTCTTTAATCATTTCTGCAATATTCTTATAAGGACTTTCTACTTCCTCTGTCACAAAGGAATCTCCAGGAGCAGTCTGTCCGTCATTTTTACTGCCAGAACTCTCGTTCAAAATATTTAATTCGTCAATGCCTGTTGTGAGAGTGCTTGCGGCTTTAGCAGCGTCCTCTAAACTCTGAGCATAATCTTCATTCAGCCTAATTGCCTTTGTATATGTACTCTGACCGGTCAGTGCCGAGAAGAACTGCGCTAATGCGTTTGAGGCATCAACCAATTTCTCAATCAAAAAATCGAGAGCCGGAGTTACATAATTCAGAATAGGCTCAAATGCAGTCATAAAAGAGTTTCCAATCCACTTCAAATCGCCATAAAGCAGATTTACACTCTTATGGAACTCAGTGCCAAATTCACGAGAGTAAAGCACGAGATTATCGAAACCGGTTTTGATAAATTCAAAGAACTGCGTAAATGCAGAACGCAGTAACATAAAACCGAACAATCTGATTGCAGAGCCGATTTTCTTTCTCAATCCCTTGAAAGTATCGTCCGAAATACCAATGGACGCCTTAAACTCCTTTGTCATTTCCTTTATCTTGTTAATGACAATGGTTAATCCCTTTTTGACCTTATTTACAAACGAATTGACAGAGGCTACGATTTTGCTAATCATGGCCTTTATTTTCTGAGCCGCCGAGTTGACAGCATTTACAACAGCACTAATAAGGGTCAAAATGATTCCGATTATCGGAATTGCACTCTGTACTGCTTGTAAGCCGACTGCCATGGACTGAAATCCGGCATTTGCAGCTGCGCCACCTACCTCAATCATTGGCAACAGAGAGGCTATTCCACTCAATAAAGAGGAGAATTTGTCAAGTCCGCATTTTCCGGCGGCATCCCCTATTGACTGAACGGATTTCGCAAGGTCCTCCATTGTCTGAGGAGATTCTTTTACACTCTCTTTGAATTTATTAAATTCCTCCTGCATCTGCTTTAAGCCGTTTACTGCCTCTGAATACTGAGCAGTATCGAACATAACCTTGCCGCTTTCCATACCGCTGATAGTGGCTTTGTATTTGTTTATCTGTGCGATAAGTGCCTGTATTTTCGCATTTGCAGTGTTGGTATTTGTCTGATTTACAGTCGAATTAAAAGCCTGCTGACCGCTTGCCGCCGACTGTGCTGTTGCGCTTACTCTGCTCTGTGCCTGTGCCATATTCTGCGCTGATACAGTGGCACTATTCATAGCCGCCTGATTCTGCTGAGTAGCGGATGTATTCTGCTGTACTTGTGATGTAGCTGCCTGAACCTGACCGGCAACATTCTTAAAGCCGGACATATCAACCTTTGGTGTATCAACAGTGCCTAAATCCTCTTTGACCTTTTCCAAAGGCTTAACAGACTCCTTGATGCCCTGGGAGTCTATCTTTATGTTTATTCTGTTATTTGAGCCGAGATTTCCAAGGGAATTGCCGATTTTCTCTATTGCATTTGCAATTTCCCTAAGTTTTGAGGTATCAATGTCCGAAAGTGACTTAACCGAAGTAGCGATACCTCTCATTCCGCTTCCGGCACTCTTTAACTTATTTCCAATACCGGCAAATCCCTTGACACTATCGCAAATTGCTTTCAACTTGTCAGCATCAATATCGCCGGTTACTTTTTTCATATTTTCAAGGAATTTTATAGTTTTTTCTAAGCCACCATCCGATTTGTCAGTAGTGGCTTCGATTTCCAATATAATTCCATCAATCTTACTATCTGCCATATCTTGCCACCTCACATTACCTTGTCCGTAGGTGGATTATGTCCGTAATATGAGAACATGGGGGAAAACACCGGACTGTGCTTTTCGGTTCGTCAACCTATCCCCCACGCAATCAAGCCTTTCGTTTTTCTTCAAGAGCCTTTCTGTGCGCCAATGCAAATGCCGCAAATCTCGCTCCGTCAGTCATAACTTGCTTATTATTCTCGTTTGATTTCATGGCACTTCGAGGGGATTCTGGATAAGAATACTCTTTACTAAATGCCGCCCCTATTGCCTCCATTACATATCTGCCATATACCCAACCATAAACATCCTGCAGTCGGGCCTCCTCTTTCTTTCTCAAAAGATAGGCTTTTTTGAATGGTTCTAACTTTGTCGGATTGAGGTGCCAAAACAACTCGTATGGCACTCCGTATAGCATTGCATACGGCAACCAGACTTTATTTATAAGTTCTGTGAAACTCTTGCAGTTTCTAAATTTCGCAAGTTCTTCCTCTTGCTCTGGGTCTACTTCGCAGCTTTCGCAGGCTTCGTCTGAGGTTCTTCCTCTGCTGTTTCCTCCTGCTCCGCTGTTGCCCCAAAACCCGCTTTTTCCATAGCCTCCATAAATGACTGCATAATGTCATTGAAATCGCCACCAGACTTGATGTGTTCTGTAATAAGAGAACCGCACTCCTGGATGTTGTTATTTCCGGTCAATACGGAAACGATTGCTCTGGACGCTGAGAAAATCTTTGTGGTATCTCCGTTCATTAAGGCAATAACATCAACACCTTTATCCTCCAAATCGCAAACCATGTTGGTAAAATCCAACTCTTTTACTTCAAATTTCTTTCCTGCTAAAACGAGCATGATTTAATCCTCCTTATAATGAATAAGGCGGCTGTGTTAGAGCCGCCCCTTTGGTGTACTAAGCGGTAGCGTTACTCATTCACATAATGCAGAGGTTCAGCACCCTCGTCTGTGATAGAGAATGTCATTTCTCTTGCATTGTTGCTAGAGCCGGTATTAGGATATACAGCCATAATTCCAGACCATTCCCAAATACCATCTTCGCCGTTTTCGCCGAACCATAACTGGTATGTGTCGATAGTTCCTGCCTCCTGAATAGCAAGCAGTTTTTCGTAATCAGCCTTTTCATACCATGACTTGAACTGCAAATCTCCGGTGTCCTCGATACCGTTAATGGTTCTTTTCTTGGTGTCGGAAAGAGTTGTTACATCAATCTTCTCCTTTTCTCCACCGAGGTCCGGGTACTCAGTAATGTCGATAAGTTTTGCAAACGCATCCCCATCTGCCGCTTTGTGCATAAGAAAAGTCTTATTGGTACACTTTGCCATCTTCGTTACCTCCTTATGAATTTGTTATGTTTCAAGTTTTGAGAACCGGGCAAGAAACTGATAAATGGCTGAGTCACTTACATTCTCCACCGGGGAGAAATAATCAACTGTAAAGCCAAGTGTTTCTACCATGTATTCCCTCGCTAAATTAGCCATATTTCTCACATCATTCGCTGACACATTGGAATAGAATTTAACCTCTAATGCAAGGGTTACTCCGTCCTCTGTGCCGGATAATGTGGTTAATGCTGTTGAACCACCTATCTGTTTGAAGTACATATACGGAAATGACGGCGGTGTTGCCTTGTAGACCTGACTCGCCTTGATTCCGCTATACGATTCTTTCAAAGTCTGAAATAACCCCGTATAGTAGGTATTGGTTCTGTCTTTAACCATTTGCCAAGGCCTCCTTTGCCACTTCCGCCACCTTACTCCTCAGATAGAGCAGTGTATCGTACATATAGTGCTGTGAATCTATACCCTCGGTAAAATGCAGTTTTCCATCATCCCCCGGATAAAGCCAACCAACTCTGCCATCCTTTGTCGTGAAGATATGCTTTCCTGACAGATAGCCGGTATATTTACCGCCGGTCAATCTGCTTGCCTCTGCCTCCCATTCACTATCAGGATGCGGACTACTCTGCCCTTTAACGCCGGTTCCAAATTCCAAATACACACAGTATTCGCCGCTTGCATTGATAACACCTATCCTGCCCTCGTCAAGCACATACCCCAAAATGGATGCTTGTGCATAACCTGTGTCTACCGGTATAAGTTCCTTTGCTTTGGCAGTGCCTAACTCCGTAAGGGTTTTTACAATTTCAACTGCCGCCTCATGTACAGATTTCTTTATTCCCTCTAATTCCTTAATTGCCTCGTCTATGCTTTTGGGGTCTAATGGGTTAATGGAAATCTTTCTCATACTGCCACCGCCCCTTTAATCTTCCGAATCGCCCACAGATTTTGATGTAGGTCTTTCTTAGGACAAACACAGGCATAATCCGGCTCTGTATCTGTCGAGCCATCTTCTTTCAACTCAGGAACTATATCAATGAACAATCTTGTAAACTCGTCAATGGGTAGGTCTTGTACGGTGGAAATCGTCTTGTCATAGACAATGTCCTTACCAAACGGAGAATCCTCTGCATTGCCTGAGTTTGGACTTATCCTTGCGAGTTTTCTGACCGGATTGGAATACACCTTAATGGTTTCCCCGGTAAGATTTCCGTCCTCGTCATACTCATCATCCTCACGCAAGAATGTTTGGTACCAAAATGGTACTTGGTTTGCTCGCAAATCCCTTAGTCTTAAATCAGCCATAGATACCTCCTAATCCACATAGGTCTTAGGAGGAATTGCAGCTAAGGCCTTGTTCACAGTTTCTTTGCCGGTTTCTCCCCAACTTCGTGAAACACCCAACTCCGTATGTGAAACAAGACCACCACGGGCATCATCCGAGTTCATGGCTCTTGCCACTTCGTAAATCTCGAACTCATAACGAGCGTAGAATTTCTCCAACTGCTCCTCTGTCGGTTCGTCATTATCTCTCCAAAAATGATGATTAGCCGCCTGTCGCTGTGCTTTAAGGAGCAGGACAGAGAGTTGTTTGTCACTCAGGGTTTCATCATTGATGATTTCTCTTGCAACATCTAAATCCACTGTCCTCGCCTCCTTATCCTTGCTGTTCTAAGAACTCGGCAATTATGTTCGCCTTAGTGGTTGCAGTAATGGTATAACCAAGTTCTGTTGCTAATGCCTTGATTTGTGCAACCGTCATAGCATTTAATTCCTCCGAGGTATAAGCCTTTGTTTCAGTGCTTTCCTCTACCTCAGTGGACTCCTCTGTACTCACTGAGCCAGAGGAGTCAGAACCACCACGTAGGCTATACCCTGTTATTCCCCCGTTGATGCGCCTGCTACGATAATGCTAGGCATATCGGTGGAAATGTTAGTGAACTTCGCACTCATCCATTCAGGTCCGTGGTCCAAGCCAACCTGACCGAAAATCTGGTATGTAACGCCTGCACCGGTTTTTGCAAGTTCTTCAAGGAAGAAATTACCCTTACCAGGAACCGGCTGATACACAGGTGCCATGATAGACGGAGTGAACAGAACCGCAGTTCCGGCAGGAAGTGTGTCCATAAGAGCAACGGCAACCTCGCCAAGAGGAGTAACTACTGTGGTTACATTTAAGCCGTTAATGTTTCTTCCGTTAGGAACGATAGTGTAGTTGTTCTTTCCTGCGTCATAGTTCAACTGCAAGAGAGTTGTTGCATCTACACCGAGAACGATATTGTCAGTTCTTGCTCCCTGGTCATGGATGGACTTCAATCCCTCTGCCACTAACCAATAGGTAAGAGGTGCGCCATTTACATCAATGACGTTGGAAGTGATTGCAGTCAAAAGACCTCTGGACTGATTTGCCTCAGAATCTGTGGTTGCTTTCTGGTAGATACCATTGATAAAGGTGTACTCAATATCCTGTGCAATCTTCGCCATTCTGCGAGTTACCTGGAATGATAATTCATCCAAAGGATTTGCCTGCTGATTAGCGATATTTACGCCGGATAAAGTACCCATGTTGGACTGTTTTGCGTATGAAACAGAAACAGCCTCCTGGAAAATCTGAGTTACGTTAGTCAACTGACTTCTGGTAACTACAGAAGGTGTCGGTGCGGTTAAAGACGCATTTTCAGAAATGCTAGGCTGAGAGCCTTTTTCTGTTGCATATTCCTGTCCGCATACGAACTCAACGTGATTGGTGTAGAGAGGTCTTGCACCAATCATGGTTGAAAAAGGTGTTGCCTGCTGACCTTTGCCAAACAAAAGTCCGCTAAAGTTCGGTGTCGCAAATGATGTTGCTACTGCCATGGTTTTTTTACCTCCTTATTTAATCTTAGGCGGTAGGCTTATTTGCCTCTGCCTGTTGTAATATTGCCAATGACGCAGCCTGCATATCTCCGTCATTGATTGCCTTGGTTATCTGCTGCGAGTAGTCAACCTGACCTACGTTGCCAGACTGAGGACTGCCAAGTTCTGCAAGGTATTTTTCTCTGAGAGCCTTTTCTCTTGCCTCGTCACGGGCCTGCATGAACTTTGTAAGGTTGCTTGTAACTGTATCTCTTTCTCCGTCAACCTCTGCTGTTGCGGTTGCCTCTGCCAACTCCGCTGACATTCCCATAGCCAAATAACGCTTAGAGGATTCTGTAATGTCCTTAAATCTCTCTAATCCCTTGACATATTCTGCCTGCTGTTGTGCCTGCTCCGCTTTTGCCTCTGCCTCCTGCTCCTCCGCAGTCTGCTTTGCTCTAAGCTGCTTTCTCAGATTTCCCTCAGAAGTGCATAATTTGTCATTGTTGGCTTTCAACTGTGCGTTCTGCGCTCTAAGGTCTGCCATTTCCGCCATAAGGCTTTCAACGGTAATCTCTCCGCCGCTGTTGCCGGAATTGTTATTCTGCTGTTCCGTAGCAGGCGGTGTCTGAGTCTGATTTGCCTGTCCGGTTGCTGCCGGGTCTGTGTTCACATTCTGCTGAGTCTGATTTGTGTTGTTTACGTCTGCCATAGTTTTCCTACCTTTCTGCGTTTGTACGGTTCTCTCCGTGTT